CGGTCTTGTAATAAAACCATATGTCATACTTACTAATCAAGAAGATAATAATGATGCAGATTTAACTTTAGATGTGAAGTTAGATAAGGCAGATATAGAGTTTGATTGGGTATATGCTAATAATTTCTATCCTATTGCATTTAACGGAAGTGGTGATGTAATTGAAGCCGCTTTTCTTGAAAGAAGAGTAGATAAAGATATAGTATATACTAGATTGGAACATCATAAATATGAAAATCATAAAGTATATATAAACAATATGGCATTTAAGTCTACTTCAAAAGTACAGAGTGATGCAAAAGATTTAGGACAGCAGATACCACTTACTTCTGTTCCTGGTTGGCAAGATATAGCTCCTTCTGTAACAATCAATAATGTAGACAGATTGTTATTTGCATACTTTAAAATGCCTGAAGCTAATACTATAGATGTATATAGCCCACTTGGAGTTAGTGGTTTTGATAAAGCATTAGGTTTAATAGAGCAGGCGGATAAACAGTTTAGCAGACTTCTTTGGGAATATGAAGGTGGAGAACTTGCTATAGATATTGATAGAGATGCTCTAAGAGATACAAAGATATTTGATGACGAGGGAAATTTAAGAGTAGTATCAAGAGTAGGAAGTCTACAGCAGAGATTATATAGACCTATTGATATTGGTGCAGAAGGAGATACTTATAACGCATTTTCTCCAGCTTTGCGTGATAGAAGCTATATAGATGGTCTTAATACTATTCTTATGCACATAGAAGATACAACTGGATTATCAAGAGGTACTTTATCACAGGTAGATACAGCAGAAGCAAGAACAGCCACAGAGCTTAGAATATTAAAACAAAGAAGTTACCAAACAAATGCAGAGATACAGAAAGCTATTGAAATTTGTCTTGAAGATTTAATCTATGTTATGAATGTCCTTTGTGATTTATATGACATTACACCGGCAGGAGAGTATGAAACATCTTTTGAATGGGATGATAGTATTCTTGTAGATAAAGATGAAGAGCTTGGAAGAAATATTATGCTCTTACATGAAGGTGTCATGAGTAAGAAAGAACTTCGTATGTGGTATAAGGGCGAAACTGAAAGACAGGCTAGAGAAGCTTTATTAGAAGTACAGGAAGAAAATAGACTAGCTGTAGAAGATAATATCATGACTCAAATGGACTTTAATCAAATGGGATTAGATAGTACATTACAGCAGAGTCCAGATAAATTCAATAATCAAGGAAATGAATAATGTTAAATGATATTGAGATAGACAACTTAATACAACCATTTGTAGATAGGCAACTACAGTTAGAAAGCTATGTTATAAATACTATAGCAACAAGAGTTGGAGAAATAGGTACATTATCTAAAACAGATGTGTACCGACTCCAACAACTGTATAAGATTGGTAGTGATGTTAAAAGTATCAATAGACAGATAGCTAAAATTCTTAATGTGCAGGAAATTCAAGTTAAGAAGATGATAAAAGAAGTTGCTATAAATACTTATGTAGATGCAAAGCCATTCTATGATTATAGACATAAATCTCAACTTCCGTATGAGAAGAATAAGAAGCTACAGCGCACAGTAGAAGCAGTAAGCAGACAGACAGCTAATACATTTAGAAATATGTCCAACTCTAAAGCTGTAGGATTTCAAATTCGTGATGCAAAAAATCCAACTAAGCTAAAGTTTCAATCTATACAAACTACTTATCAAAGTATAGTGGATGAAGCTATACACAATGTGCAGACAGGAGTAATGGATTTTAATACTGCTATGAGCAGAAGTTTACAGCAGTTAAACGATAGTGGTATTAGAAGAGCTTATTGGGAAAGTGGTTATTCAAGAAGAATAGACAGCACAGTAAGAATGAATATATTAGGTGGTTTAAGGCAATTAAATCAAAAAGTACAACAACAAATAGCAGAAGAAACTGGAGCAGATGGAATAGAATTATCAGCACATAGCTTTTCCGCTCCCGACCATGAGCCTATACAAGGTCATATATTTACTTTAGCAAACTTTGAAAAGCTACAAAGTGAAATGTCATTTGAAGATACTTATGGAAATAAGTTTGAGTCAATACGCAGACCTATAGGAGAATGGAATTGTAAGCATTTTACACAAGCAGTTGTTATAGCAGTACACAAGCCTACATGGAGTTTGCAAGAATTAGAAGAGCTAAAACAAGCAAATCATAAAGGTTATACTACAAAAGATGGAAAACATTTAACTATGTATGAATGTAGTCAAGTACAAAGACGCTATGAAACAGCTATACGCTATGCAAAAGAAGGATATACGATGGCTAAGAAAGCCAATAATCAAAAACTTCTTGAAAAGTACGATGCCCGAATAGCTGATTTGAATAAACAATATAATCAGTTTAGTAAGGATTGTGGCCTAAGAAAGCAGAGAAATAGAACCTCTGTAGTTGGATTTTATAGATAAAATGGACATAAAGTAGTTTACATAATAATTATTATGTTATATAATGTTAATTGTAAAGAAGTTGTTTATTTGACAATTCTTTTTATTCTCCAACGCTATGTGGTAGTCTACCTGTCTATCACATAGTTGTGAAGAGTTATTGACCAGCATAAAAGTCGTTAAAAGAATGCCATTCAGTCCACACTGTAATGGACGATTAAATAAAACAGATATAAATGAATGAGGAGGGATTGTAACATGACAATCAAAGAACTGTTTGAAAAATCACAAGAACCACTAACTTATGATGCTTTTGAAAAGCTGATGAAAGAAAGTGGAGCCAAATTTGCAGATTTATCCGAAGGTAACTATGTTAGTAAAGATAAGTTTGAAAATGAAATGGCAAGCAAAGACGGACAAATCAATTCGCTTAATGACACTATTAAAGCAAGAGATAAGGATTTGAAAGACTTAAAAACACAGCTTAAAGAAGCTGGCACAGATGCAGAAAAGTTGACAGAGCTAGAAACACAGCTAGGAAATTTGCAATCACAGTATAAGCAGGACACAGATAACTATAAGGCACAACTATCAAAACAAGCTTATGAGTTTGCAGTAAAGGACTTTGCTAATAGTAAAAAGTTTTCAAGTAATGCCGCCAAGCGTGATTTTATCAAATCTATGATTGACAAAGAGCTGAAAATGGAAGGTGACAAGATTTTAGGTGCAGATGATTTTGTAACCACTTATTCTACAGATAATGCAGACGCATTTATAGTAGAAGAAGAGAAGAAAGAACCAGAGCAACCTAAGCCACAGTTTTCCGGTTCAGTAAATCCCGATATACAGCAGAAACAAGATAATGCAAACCCATTTGGTTTTAACTTTATAGGAGTAAGACCAAAACCAGAGAATAAGTAAAGGAGATTAAAATTATGGGACAACCAGCTAATAACGGCGGAACAAACATGAACGCACTTAATTATGCAGAAGAGTATATGAGAAGCCTTGAGCAGAACTTCCCTTATGTACTTAACTATGGCGCACTTTATGCTACACCAAACAATAACAGATTTAGATGGGTAAACAGTAAGACTATCCAGATACCATCTATTAGCACAACAGGTCGTATCGATGCAGACAGAGATAGTGTTGCATTCGCACAGAGAAACTATCAAAATGCTTGGGTAGACAAGACTCTTACAAATGAGAGAAAATGGTCTACACTTGTTCACCCAATGGATATTGACCAGACAAACATGGTAGCTACAATCGGAAATATCACACAAGTATTCAACGAAGAGCATAAGTTCCCAGAGATGGATGCTTACTGTATTTCTAAGATTTACTATGATTGGACACACGAACAGAACCCAGATACAGGAGAAACTCATGTAGCAGATACTACAGCACTTACTACAGCAAACATTCTTTCAGTATTTGATAAGCTTATGTTAGCTATGGATAACGGTAGAGTTCCTGCTAATGGTCGTATTCTCTATGTACCATTTGAAATTCTGTATATCCTCAAGGAAGCTGAAAAGATTTCTCGTTCAATGGATATTACAAGTGGTCCAAACGCTATTGATAGAAGAGTAAACAGACTTGACCAAGTACAAGTTATCGGTGTTCCTTCAACACTTATGAAAACACTTTATGACTTTACTACAGATTATGCTATTGCAGATGGAGCACAGCAGATAAATATGTTCCTTGTTCACCCACTTGCAGTAATTACA